ATTACCAAAATTCCGTGTAGGATCAATAGAATATGCTAAAGCACTTGTTGCAAAACAAAAAGCACAAGCAGAAAAGAAAAAATTATTTTTAGGAATGCCCAATAATTTTAAACAAGTTCAAGATGTAAGACAACAAGATGCAGTGTTAGATGAAATTGATAATGAAATTAAAAATAGTAATCTTGGCAAAGTCAGACCAAAAAACTTTGGAAAATTAGTTGCAGAATCAAGTGGAAGAAGTTTTCCAGTTCCTGGAATTGGTGGTATTTATGAAAGACCAGATGGATCTAAAGTTTTTGTTAAACCATTTTTAGATGAAAAATCTGCTTTAGCAGAAATGCGTGGAACAACAATTGCAAGAGATGTTCACGGATTAATTTCACCAGAACAAAAATTAGCCACAATGGTTGATCCAAATAATCCAAGTAGAAAGTTGATAGTTCTAGAGTCTAAGTTTGATCCAAGATTTGCAGCAATGAGTGGTGAATTTACAAAATCAGATTTTGTTAAACAGGCAGTTGCCTCTGTTGTTAGAGGAGACAAAGATTTATCAAAATCAAATTTATCAGGACGTGTGCTTGCTGACGTAGGACCTGCTGGAGTTTTTGGAACGGCATCTGGAAAAAGAAACTTTGGAGGAATGCTTCCAGTAAAAGATCAAGCAATGGTAAACTTCCTAGGAGTAAAAGGCGGGGCAAAAAGATACTTTGCTGATGCAACAAGATCAATAGCACAATCAATGACTCCTGCACAATATGAAAAAGCAATGATACAAGAATTAGATAGAGTTCTTCCTAAATTAAAATCTTCCATTGGATCTTTTAATCTTAACCCAGAAGAAAAAGTTGCTTATTCTCAGATGGTTCAAAGAGTTGAAGACGCTAAGAAAATTAACTGGAGAGAAATTCATAAAGTACATGCTGAAGGAAAAACTCAAAATATTAAAAAACCAACAACGCAACCTGTTCAAAGACCAGGAGAAAAGGGTCACAGGGTTTCAATTAAAGATCCAGCATTTAGAAAAATATTGGTTGCTAGAGGGTTTAGATTAAGAGGAGAATATGATCCAACCCTAAACTCTTTAGAAAAATTACATTTTACAAGTGGAAAAGATTCAAACTTACATACTGCTGCTGGTTCAAAGTTTGGAAAAAAGATTGACAGTGGTTTTACTATTTTGGGAAATCACGGCTATAATCAAATTAGTGAACAAAGTGGCCTTGATGTTGCAAAGCCATATCCTTTAACTTATCAAGACGCAGTAAAATCAAAAAAGAGTATTGAAAATAGATTAGCAGAACTTTCATCAAGACCACCAGAACCACCAACTAAGCAAAGTACAATAAAATTAGAACAAGATACTAAATTTATGAAAATGGCTTTAGCAGACCTTGATACTAATTTAAAAATACATTCAGACCCTACCAAATGGAAAAAAGAAATGGGAATGAGATATGCCCTTGCTGGTGCAATGTCTGAAGGAGAAGGCATAAATGGTCCAACCTATAAAAGACTATACAAACGTTTTATGGCTATTCAAGGAAATAGTACAGCAGATATAACAAAAAATATAGTTAAACTTGCTGCAAGCGATTACAGAGCAGGAAGATCTGCAGATAAAGGAATGACATCTAGAGGTAAAGTAGATCCTAGTAAAGGAGTAGCAAGATTAAAACAAATTGGTGGTATTAGTTCTCACGTTGTCAAAGCAGCAAATGCAATGATTGCTAAATCTCCTAATGCTACTGCTCTTATGGGGCTTTTCCCTAGAAGCCAAAAAGATTTTGATTTACTACCAGAATCACATCAAAAAATGTTAAGAGCACCAAATATGATTTATAACTATTTAAAAATGAGACACGGAATTGGATTTAAAAATTTCAATTTTGCAAAAAGACAATATGGTACTCCAAAGAAATTTGCATCTGGTGGTTCAGTTCCAGGGTATGGAGAAAAAGACACTGTACCAGCATTACTAACACCTGGAGAGTTTGTAGTAAATAAAGCAGCAACACAAGAGCATGGTCCAATTCTTCAAGCAATGAATGCAGGCGAGGTTGAATATAGAGATGGTGGGACTGGTAGTATATTTGATGACCCTGAGCCTCAACGATACTATCCAAATCCATATAATGAAATTGGACAACCTGGAGAGCGCACAACTGCTGGAGGAATTGTTCTTCCAAAAGGTGTTGACGATCCATTTGCAGATGTTGGAAAAGAATTTGAAAAACAAACAAAAAAATCTGTTAACTCACTTGGAACTTCAGTTGGAGGAAGTATTCAAGGTCTGGGCGAAAGGCTTTCAGAGAAATTTAAGATAATTGCTAACAAGCCAATGAGAGCATCAACTGATAAAGAACTTGATGATTTTGGAAAAAAATTGGATGCAGAAGCAGCAAATCAATCAACTAGAAGGTTTGGCAGAAAACCTAGAGTCACTCCTGATGCACAAACTCTTGGAGCACAACAAGCAAGAAGTCAAAAAATGATGCAACGTTCTAGCATGGCAATGTCAGGAGTCATGATGGGAAACATGGTTCTAGGTTCAATGGGTAATGAAACTGCTCAAAAATATCAAGGAGCCCTAGGTGCATTAACTGCAGCAACAATGGCTATGACAATGATTCAAGGACCAAAGAGTGCAATGTTAGTTGGAGCGCTTGCACTTGCTGGAACATATATTTATTTAAAAAAAGCAAATGAAGCATTATTAAAGAAAACAATAGAGACAACAGTTAATATGGGCGCAGGCTCTAAATCTATGAAAGAGTTAGCAGAAACAACTGGAAAAGTTTCTTCAAGAGACATTATGGATAGAAGAAGAAATGATAAACTATCTCAATTTCAAATTAAAACAGGCAAAAAAACATTTGGAGAATCATTTGTTGAAGGTGAAAAAGGAAAACAAATGGTTAAAGATTTTGGTCAACAAGTAAAAGATGGTGGCCCAGCAGGACAACAATTAGCACAAAGCGATCTAACTGCTCAACTTGCAACAGCAATATCTAGCGGAATTATGACACCAGCACAAGCAAGAAGTGTTGCTGCAAATATTGGTGAAGCAATGGGTGATAGAGCACTTGGCATAACCGTAAATGCCAAATTAATTGATTTATTTGGACCAAAAGGTGAAAACCTTCTTAAAGATCCTTTAACAATTAAAACACAAATTATTCAAGATAGTAAAACTAGAATGAATGTTGCATCAAATGCAGCAAACGCTTCAGGAACTTTTAAAGGAAACAGAGACATAGCATATGGTGCAGGCGGAGGAATTGCTGGAGGTCTAGCAGGAGCAGGAGCAGGGTATGCCGTTGGCATGGGAGCAGCAGTTGCAACTGCAGTAGCAACTGGATCGACAGTGGGATCTGTAGTGCCAGTTGTTGGAACTGCAATTGGAGCCCTTGTTGGAATTGGTATCGGGGCAATGATTGGTATTAAACAAAGAAATGACAGAATTGCAAAAGCAACTGGAGCATCAGTTGCAATGCAAAAAATTGCTTTAGAGCAAGGCCAAGAACTTTTAGATTCTTATGATCTTGAAAATCAAAAGAAAATACAATTGCTTGAATCAGAAGGAAAACTTGTAGAAGCAGAAAAATTAAGAGGAGAATATCAAGATGGAAGAGCAAAATTGCTTGCTCAAAATGTATCACTTAATACAGATATATTAAATTCTTATAAAAAAGCAAGTGGAGGAAAAGTACAAGATTTATTATTAAAAGGAGCAAGAAGCGCTGCAATTGATAAATATAAAGGAACTGCTCTAGCACCAGTTGCCGAAGAAGCATCAAATCAAATAAAAGGTTTAGGATTAAATAAAGAACAAGAATATTTAATTAATATGCAACTGTCTTCTGGTCAGATGGATCCAATGCAAGTATTAAATATGGTTGATATGTTTACTGGAGACAAAGAAGGCGCACAAAAATTTATGGACATAACAACAAGATTTGGTGCAGTAGTTGCAAATGAGGCTATGGCAGTTGCTTCTATGTTTACTGAAAAAGGCACAGGAAAAGATCTAGATAAAATACAAAAAGATCTTGTTTTAAGTATCAAAGGAAAGACTCCTGAAGAAGCACAAAAACTTATAGATTTTTATGGAACGCTTGGAAAAATGGGAACTGTTTTAGATATGGAAGTTATTGGTAACTACGTTGAAAAAAATAAACTTGGTGCTGCTGCTTTGCGAACAACAATAGCACAGATACAAGATCAAAAGGGTAAGATTGACATGAAGATTACCACAAAATTGTTAGGAGCAAATCCAAAAGCACTAAGCGCATTAAACACTGATTTAGAATATTACAACAAACTTCCAGATGAACAAAAAAAGATATACATGACAGCACTGGTAACTACAACAGAAACCATTGATCTAAATAGCCAAGATGTTAAGAATTTTATGGGTGAAAAAGGACTAACGTTTGATAAAAATAAGGTAGGAACTTTAACAGGAGATGCAAAAGACAGAAAGTTTGATCCTAAAGGTTATAAAAAAAGTGTAAAATTAACAACCGCAAAACAAGTAACGGATTTAATGGCAACAGACAAAGCAAACAAAATAACTGATATATCAAAAGATGCTACTAAAGCATTTAAAGGCGGTCCCAAAGGTGGCGGTGGCGAAAGAGATACCACATATGATGACACACTTAAGAAACTTAAACTTGTTCAAAACTCAACAATTAATGCAATTGGTGGAGCAGAAGAATTAAAAAAAGTAATGGGCAAAAATGCATCAATAACACAATTTAAAGGTATTGATCAAAAGTTAATGGCAGATGGAAAAGTAAGCAGAGACTTTTTAGACTTTGTAGATGCTATGAGTCCAAAAGGATTGCAAGAGGATTTAGCAGATATTGCTACTGGTGCAGGTACTGCTTCAATGAAATTAACTACATTAGGAAATGCATTACACAAAGCATTTACAGCAATTAAATTGGGAGAATACCAAACCCAAATGACAGATAAAATTGCTTCAATTAAAAACCAAGTAGGCGCTATGTCTGTTCTGCGTAATGCTGGATTTAGTTATGCACAGGCTATGGAGTTAGCAAGTGATCAAACCATTGCACTTGCTATTGCAAATAAAGAACTTAGCCCAGCCCAACTTAAAGAATTATTGACACAAACACAAGAATTAACTGCAGCACAAAAACAATATGAGAATGCTCAAAAGATAGCATTAATGGATGAGATGGATGGTCAGGTTGCAAGATTTAATATAGTTGAGAAGTTTGTGGCATTGCAAGAAAAACTAATTGAAAACCAATATGTTCTTGAGCAATCTAAATTAGAAACAAAACAAAATGATAATAACTATAATTTAGATTTAATTTCAAGACAAGAAGATAAGATAAACGAAACTTATGATAAACAGATTTCGGCATTAGAAGAGATTAATGCTCTTGCTGAAAAAAATAATCAACTTATTTCAACAAAAATGTCAATTGCTGATGCACTTGCAAAAGGAGATATTAGTGCAGCAAGCAGTGCAATGCAAGAGTACCGAAATGCAAAAATTCAACAAGTTGCAAAAACAAGAATGGAAGCCTTGCAAAAAGCAAAGACAAATGCAATTGCATCTGTTACTTCTCCAAACGGATTAACTAGAGTTCAAATTGAGGCAGACAATAAAATTATTGCAGATCGTTTAAGTGACATAACAAACACCATTAGACTTGAAAAAGATAAACTTGATGTAGCACTTAAAGATACTCTAGGACTAACAAGAGTTGAAATTGCAGCAGCAGGTAGTGCTATTAAGTTAGCATTAGAAGCAGGTATTGATCCAAATGATTCTAAGTTCCTTGGAAATATTCTTAAAGGTGTAAAGGGCGATGCTGACTCAACAATTACTGCACTAACTAATGTAACAGCATCTATCAAAGCAGCAGATGCTGCAATGAAATCAGCAAAAGCAGAACTTGGAACTAAAGGTAATACAACGTTTGCTGACACAAAAGCAGAGGATGAACTTAAAGCAAAAGCAGCAGCCGCAGCACAAGAAGCAGCACTTGCAGCAACAGAAAAAGAAGCAGCAGAAAAGGCTAAAAAAGATGCTTATGATGTAAGTTTAGGTAGATATTTTGCCGGTATCGGCCCAATGCCAGAAGTAAAAAAACCTACAACATCAACTAAAAACCCAGTAACAGCAATCAATTATGGTAATTATTTAAATATTCCATACAGGTCTAAAGGTGGAATTATTCCTAAATACATGGCGTCTGGTGGTGTGGCTCGTGGAACTGATACTGTTCCAGCAATGCTTACTCCTGGAGAATTTGTTGTTAATAAAAAAGCAACACAAAATTTTGGGCCTCTTCTTAGTGCTATAAACTCACCAACATTTACAACCCCTGAAGCAATGTCCTCTATTAAAAATCTTAGTGGATCACAAACAGAAGTAAATAATTCCAAAACCCTGTATAATTATAACCTTAGCGTTAATGTTTCTAACAGTAATGCCAATCCAAATGATATTGCACGAACAGTTATCAATCAAATTAAGATGATTGAAAATCAAAGAATTAGGGGTTACTAATGGCTACCGCAGCATATACCGCAGGAAGAAAACGTTTTGGAAGACCGCAAGCCATTATCTGGTCAGAAAATCCAGGTACATTACAAAATGGAATTTACGTGCCAGAGGGAATTGAAATAGGTGCATATACAACTGCTACTACAAATCTAAATAAATTTTTAATCTTATCTGATCATAACAGAGCACCGTTAGATTTTAAAACAGAAAGAATTGAACAAAGGCAAAGAATGGTAAATGGCAACATGAGGTCTTTTCATATTGCTGATAAAAATACAATTAGCACAAGTTGGAATAACATTCCTTCAAGATCATATGGTGGAAGACCAGACTGGGTAGACTCTACTGGAGTAACTACACAAGGGTCAGAATACACCGCTGACGGGGGTGCTGGCGGTGTAGAAATGCTAGATTGGTATGAGAACCACACTGGACCATTTTGGATGTTTCTATCGTATGACAAGTTTAACAATTTTGCGGATGATCAAACCGATAATAGATATGCACACTTAGATCAATATACTGAAATTGTTGAAGTTTATATTTCTGATTTTTCATATACCGTTACAAAACGTGGTCAAACCAACCATGACTTATGGGACGTATCGGTTTCTATGGAAGAAGTGTAAATGTTTCTTGATACAACTTTAAAGAACCATTTAGAAAATTCTGCAACAGTTGAAACCCGTTCAACTATTTTAGCAGAGTGGAATATGAATGTTCCAGATAATATTTTTAAATTAGGAAATTATAGAAATAGAGATACAGGAAAAGCACCACTTTCATTTGATGCAAACGATGTTGGCAATTTATACACGGGAGCAACAGATGCAGATATTGTAGTTGATAATGGTTTTACTAATAGTGACCAGCCAGCATTATTTTCAACACTTAAAGAACAATATGCAGGACTTTATTCTTTAGAAGACTGTCTTAAACCTTTCCGACCAAGATCAGGAATCAACAAAGCGTTTTATATTCAAGGAAGATATCTTCATAATTTTAATACTAATTTAATTAATAATCAAGTGTTTGCTGATTCTACTATTGGAGCAACTAGTTTTTTTACACAAAGACCAAGATACTATATAGGATCAAGATATGATGAGTTTAAATATTGGACATCGTTTAGAACAGAAAAAGAAACTGCTACATCCCTTACTACAACAGAACGGGGTATATCAAAAAAATCTGTAAATAATCAATATCCAATTGAAGATGCTGCACCATTTGTAGTATATAAAGAAACAGTTCCAACAAATCGAATTGTTATTAAAATGCAAACACATGTTGGAACAAAAAATCTTGGTCCTTTCAACACCGTCACAACCGCTATTGCAGATCCACTTTTTGGAAACTCTAACAAACAAGTTCCTGTTGTTTGGCGTATTGAATATTTGTTAAATAATTCTTGGGTCCCAGCAAAAACTTTTAATGCAAATTCTTTAAGAGATGACTCAACCGTTATAATTAAAGAAGATGGCTATGTAGAATTATCTTATGGTTTAATTGTTCCAAATGATTTTAAAACTAGGTTTAGGCATGTTGAAAAAATAACTTCTACTACCGTACTACCAACAAGATCAATTGATGGATATGCTTATTTGCTTTCTTCAAGTGCAACAGATCAAGGAATTTATTATGTATGGAACGACACAACAAAAGTTTACAATACATTTGTGCCAGACTATGGATGGCAATTAACAAATTTAGACCTAACCAAAGAAACAAACTTTGTTACAGATTTTACATCTCCAGAATATTTTATTAAAAACAATCAAAGAGTGTATCGTGAATTTCAATATATTCAAGGTATAAGAATTGTTGCAGAACAAATGAACAAGTATGAAGCCACACTTGATTTAATTGAAATGTCTCCAAGACTAGTTGCCAACATATCAAATAAAACCATTAGTTATTCTATAACTAAGCAGTTGTCCGATCTTGGCAATGGCTCTTTGCCAGTTGGACAGTTACTGGCTTCTACTGGAAACATATCAATATTTGATGACGATCAAGCCTTTAATGAAAACAATACAAATAGTATTATTGCTAAATATGTTACCAAAAACCTTAAATTTAATTTTTATGAAACATTCTTAAATGTAAGTAATAAAAACTATAGCGTTCCAATTAAAACATTATACGCAGAAGGAATGCCACAAGCAGATGTAACTGGAGGAACAATTTCTTTAGAGTTAAGAGATTTTTATTTTTACTTTGAATCAATAACAGCACCAAAACTATTTCTTACAAATATATCTATTAGTTATGCAATATCAATTTTGTTAGACTCTATTGGTTTTAGTAACTATATTTATAAAAGAATTGAAGGAGAATCAGATCCAATCATTCCTTATTTTTATGTTGGTCCTGATACCAACGTTGCACAAGTTTTAAATAGTTTGGCTACTTCAACACAAACTGCAATGTTTTTTGATGAATATAATAACTTTATTGCAATGAGCAAAAACTATTTAATGCCAACAGCAACACAAAGATCTATAGATACTACAATGATTGGCTCTAAAGTTACAGGACCTGTTTCAGAAATTGTTACAAACTTAGATGATGCTTCAACGTTTAGCACTGAAGCAACGGAAACTTTGGATGCTGGACTTTACAATACTATTGAATGGGATGAAACAAATTCAGGAGGCTCTCCATCTTTAGCAGAGAACCTAGCAACTATAATTCAAAATAAAACACTACCCAATAAAAAACTTGCTAACATAATTAGCATTGCATCACAAGATAAAAAAATATATAATGATGGCAAGATTAGTTATACAACACGATACATTGACAAAACATATTCTGCATTTGGCGAGCAGATTGCATCAAGTGCAGAAAATAAATATTGGGTATACAAGCCATCTGCTTTATGGGAAATTTCAAATCAAGAAGAACTAAAGGATAGTAGGTCAAGTGGATTTACACTTTCCGCACTTGCTTTAAATTCAACCCTTCCACAAGTACTTCCAACCGTAGTTAATAATCAACTTATTAATAATATTATTGATTTTGGCGAAGGTATTTATTTAATATCTAGGCAACAAGGATATTTTTATTCAAGTGGAGAAATAATTAGATACGATGCTGTAGAGCACTCAGTTGAAGGATTTGGAAATGTTTTTATAAGTAGTGATTCTGAATATAAAAATTATTTAAATAAGTTAAAGTTTGGTGGAAAAATTTTTCCAACGGGAAAGGTAAGAATTTTTGCAGAACCATACTATGAAACTATTAATGGAGTTACTAGAATGGTTAATGGTCCAGTTGTTCAAAGCGGAAGGGCTCAATTTGGAACGGTTATTCAAAACCATACAGCATCTTTAGACCCATATTGGAGCAATAAAGATAATCGTAAAGGCGTTCTTATGTCTTCTCAATATTTATTTGGAGGAACAGGGTTTGAAGGAACCTTAAATGGTACAGTTGCTGCTGGAGTTACTTCTGCAGAAGCAGCATCAGTAAATGGAATAATTAAAAGATTTTTATCAGAGTATGCACTTACAGAAACAGAAAGAGCATCTGTTACCGTTATAGACCCAACAAAAAATAAAGGACTTGTTCAATCCTCTGCTCTTGTTTTTAAAGGTAAAGACTTTGTTATAACAGACCTATCTGCAAGAGATAATTTGTCTTATGTTTATAAAGCATTAGATCAATCTGTTTTTAAACATTTTGGAACTAGAATTAGAATTATTGGAGAACCACAAGGTCAAACAACTACAGCAGATGGCAAAGTAGTTATTAAATCACTTCCATTAAATGGAATGACTTATTATGAAAACAATGCGTCTAAGGCAGGTAACAATACCGCATCGCCAGAAGAAAAAATTAATATTTCTGGAAACTCTGGAGGAATTGCAGTTTTGTTAAACCCAACAACAAATTTAGGATATTACTTTGAAATAATTGCATTAGACAATGCAACAACAGATACACACAATGTTATATTTTATAAAGTTGTTGCAGGCGTTGGTGAAAGTAAAGCAGTCCCAGTTAAATTATTTAGTACTTATGATGAAACAATTAATTATGATTCGGGAGAATTTTTTGGTATATCAAGAAAATACAATGAAGAAAACACTAGCATATACGATTTAGCCGTAGAGTATGAAGACTTAGCAAATAGTAACATAAGAAGGTTTTATTTATATATTAACAATGAACTTATTGCTCAAGTTGACGACTTAGATCCTTTGCCAAAATATCAATCAACGGCTTTGTTTGTGCGTGGTTCTTCAAAATGTATGTTTGAAAATATTTATGCTTTATCAGATAACTATTCAAAAAATACGGGATTTGAAATTAATAATCAAATATCAAGAACTTTTTCAAACAGATCAATTACAGCAAATGATGCTATTAAGAAATACGCATTAAGTGGAATTTTACAAGAGTCTTATTTAAAAGGTATTAATACATTAACAACACCCAAATTTAATATTTTTTATGATGAATTTGGAACTATAATGAGAGAGTGTGCATATATTAATGCTAAATTTGATAATGCATATCCAGCACTATATGCAAAAATAGTAATGGCACCAGATAAATTAAAGGAATATACGGTTTCCGGATTCCAAGCAAATGCTTATGGGGCAGAGTTTTTAGTATTTAATGCAACGGATAGTCTTTTAAATCTTGGTACAGACACATCAAATACCTTACAAATTATGGGTATTGCTTTTACTAGTGATAGCAGTAGCGAACTAACAGTAGATGATTATTTTAAAAAACGATCAAACTTTTCAGACCCAGAACTTAAAGGTGATGTAATAGTCTATTCACCAAAATTAGAAAAAGAAAAATATGATAGTATTAAATTAAGCAGACTTAAACATGGACGAACAGACTTTAACATAAATGTTGAATACATACAAACAACAGAAGAGGCAGAGGAATTAATTGGTTGGCTGCTTGATAAACTAATAGTTCCTAAAAAATCAATTGGATTAAAAATTTTTGCTAATCCAACAATTCAATTAGGGGATATTGTTTCAATTGATTATAAAAACAATAATGGTCTAGATCTTGTAGCATCCTCTACTTCAAGATTTGTTGTTTATAATATAGAGTATTCAAGAAGTTTAAGTGGACCAGACATGACTATATATTTGAGTGAGGTGTAACGTGCCATTAATTTCAGATGGAGAGTATCAATATGAGTATACTGTAATGCCAGTTCCACCTTCTGTTAATTTATCGCCTAATTTAATTGTAAAATCTCCAGTAAAAATTGCAACTCCACAATATGTTAAGTTTGATAGAGATAAAGAAGGCGATGCAGAACCAGACCAAGACTTTATTAAGTTAATTTTTTTTGAACAGATTAATGGTGTAGCCTTGCTATCCTTAACAAATAGTGCAAAATTAGATACTGGCACAATTTCTTATCAACCAATTTCAAATATGGCAGAAACAATAAGAGCCTTAAACCCTAAAAACATTATTGCATTGCAAGATACTTCAGACAAATACTTTTTAAATTTTCCAATTAAATTAGAAACAAAAGTTCCAAATGTGGGAAATGGACCAGATGGAATAAATGTTTATAGAAACGATCAAGGTGGCATAATTGTGTCAGACCTAACAATGGGCGCAATAGTTATAGAAGCAATAAACTTGGGGGAAAGAGAGAATATTCAGATTGAAACTCTTCAAAGTGGTACAATATATAAGACAAATCTTGGAAATGAGGAATCGTGATAACTAACAAAGGAAAAGATATTATTGCAAAATATTTAATAGGAATCACGCCTGCCTACGCATCTTATATGGCCTTTGGTTGTGGGGCTAAACCACTAACAACTGGAGAATCTTTTGGACAGTATTCTACTAAAGAGGTTTTAGACTTTGAAATGTTTAGAGTTCCCATTTCTTCAAGGGGATATGTAGAAGAAGATGGATTTAATAAAATAGTATTTACTTCAGAACTTCCAACAACAGAAAGATATGAGATTACTGAAATTGGTATTTTTTCTGCGGGAGGTAATCCAGATGCTTCTGGCTTTGATAGCAGACCATTATTATTATTTACAGAAGAAGAACAATGGCAATACGGCAATACTACGTTTGAAAATGTTACTTCGCCAATTACAACATCCCTTGACTATCCACTAGATGACAATATTATTGCAACAGCCTTAGATGTTTTTCAGGCAGCAGCAGACAATTCTATATTTTTTAAAGCAAATAGAAATGAAAAAAATGAAAGATGTAGATTTTTTAATAATATGATTTTTATAAAAGGAGATTATAGTCAAATTAAAGACATTACAAATGTTACGACTAGTTTAACAGGACAATATCACATACAAAAAACTGGACTTAACCTTAACCTGTCTCAAAATTCATTATCTGATCAAATTAAAATTGCATTTTCCCTTGTCAACAAAGATGCTACCAGTTATACAAATCCAGACAGCCTTAAAATAATTTTAGAATTTATAGACAGTAATAACAAATATGCAAGATGCTTAGTTGATTTAGTTGACGGAGCAGGTGGAATTAGTTTTAATACTAACAGATATTTTGCAATTTCAAAAACATTAGGAAATTTTGTTTTAGAGCAAGGTTTTTCCTGGGCAACAATTAAAACTGCAAAAATTTATTCATGTGTTGTAGATTCAGCAAACGAAGTAAACACACACTACATTGCTTTTGATGCAATTAGGTTTGACAATATAAATACCGTTAATCCTTTGTATGGATTAGTTGGATATACCGTTGTTAAAAATGCAGATGGAGAACCAATAACTAAGTCTACAAATACAAATAATTATGTTGAATTTAGAATGGCTTTAGATATTGGAACTATTGGAGATATTTCTTAATGGTAGACAAAGGTATAAAAAAAATAACAATATTAAAAAAAGATTTGCCACCAGTAAATTCTAGCAACAAACACGTATTAAGATATAGAATTATTTCTGATGACTTTAATAGAACATCAGCATGGTCTAAAATTTATTATGTTGATTCCGTTCCATTAAATGGTCTTACTGCAGAAGTTACGAAAAATGCAGTAACTGTTTCTCCCGTTGCAGGAACAATTTCTGTTAGAACTGCAGACTCTAGAGGCAGAGCAAAACTTGATATTTTTATTAAATATGGATCAGACCCATATTCTTATCATGGTACAACTAGCGAAACAGTTCTTTCTGGAAACACAGCCACAACAACTTATACTTTTGCTAATACGGCAAGTTCGGCAACAACATTAACAATTGCAATTCAACCAGAAGGAATTACAAAAGAAAGAATTACAGCACTAACTTTAGATACTGAATCAATTGCAATACCGTAAGTTAAATGATATAATGGAGGAATCATGGGAAGATTAATTGTACCGCAAAGAGGACAACCTTTAGACGTTTCGTATGTTTATGACATTGTTGCAGCCGTAAACGAACTTTCTGACAGGCTATCAAGTTCAGGAAATGGAACTTTTAAAATTATTTCAGAAACTGGGGAGCCTACTAGTGGATCAATCAATACAATGGCTGTTTTTGCAAAAACATATGTTCTTGGCACATCAAAAGATGTTTCTGCAGGACAACAGGAAGCATTTTCAATTACCTATAACTTTCAAAATACTCCAATGGTAGTTGCAACTCCTTTTGATAGTGAAAAAACAGCAGCAGGTCAAGATGTTTCTGTAGTTATTACATCAATTACAAATACAAATGCTGCTTTTCTTGTAAGATATAATACTAAGGGAGTTGCAAATACAAAGATTAATATTCTTGCTATTGGAAAAGCACCTTTAGTTGGGTCTTCAAATTAGTGAAATGTGCAAGATGTGGTGGTATTGTTTTTGTTGATAGACAATACAGCACAAAAGAGCATATTGAAGTTTACTGTGTAATTTGTGGTAAAAGAAAATTTTACCATCCACCAGACAGCAGCAAAGAGGGATCATGGATTCTAGAACAGGAAATATTGAGGGCCAAAACTACAATCAGTCCGCTATAGTTTCAGGTAATAAAACTATTTGGTTTTTAAATAATGATTTAGTCAAGGTGCATCACAGAAACAGATCAGACGGAATTGTTGCGCTTTATAATATAAATAAAGACAGGATTGAAACTTGTTTTATTGCGGAATTTAAAAAGAAAAGAGAAAAGGCATATACTATTGGAGAAACTGCTATACTTATTAACAGACATAAAAAGTATATTCCTACTCTTATTAAACGTGGAACAATTCCAGCACCAATAGGATCTAGCATAGGTGGAAAGCGTGGCTGGCAGATAAGATGTTATTATTCAGAAAGTCACATAAGGGAAATAAGGGACATATTGGCATCAATTCATATTGGTCAACCAAGAAAAGATGGCCTTGTAACAAACAACATGACTCCTACTAAACAAGAGTTGACTAGGAGAATGGGCGATGGTATACTTACATATACGAGAACTGAAGATGGACGTTTTATTCCGATATGGTCGGAGAGTATCTAACTAACTGAATGGATGTAAAATGGAAAACGATAACACTAAGGTTTCTGTAACTTTAGGCTACACACTTAATCTTGGAAACTTCCAATCATTAAGACTTGATCTTGGAGTTGTTGACTCTAAGAAAGATGGAGAGACAACTAACGAAGCAATGGAACGTGTTTACAAGTTTGTTGAAGATAAGTTAACTGACAAAATTAACGAAGCCAAAGCAGAAATCTCTGAGTAATGCCAGACCGCAAAGACCGAATGGCTTTGCTTTCAAGGTATAGCAAATACCACAAAGAAAGATATGATGTAAAGCCATCAATGAATCTTAACGTTGAGCAATGGGCAGCAGATGCTCTTATTCAGTCGTATGGAATTGAAGGATGTTACGATATTTTAGAATACTATTTTAAAGTTACTGAGAGTCCATCTTGGAATACTTTTGCATACCAGGCAGAAAAAATTATCAAGGCTAAAAAAGACAAAGATCAAGATGATAGAGAACGTGCAGAGAGAAGATTGATGGCAAAGGAGTGGCTCAATGGCTAGCATTGAATCAAAGGTATTAAATGCAGTATTAAAAGATAAACAGATTCATGTTTTATTACAAGCAAATGTTGACGGACTTCTACGAACACATTTAGATGTATGGACATTCATTAGAAAATACTTTGAGGCAAACAGTTCCGTTCCACCACTATCTTTAGTAATTGAAAAGTTTAGAGACTTTGAAGTAGTAGATGATGTTGGAGCAACCAAACACCACCTTTCAGAATTACAAGGTGACTATTTAAATGATAGCCTTAAAACAATATTAAGGTCTGCAGCAGGAGAAGTGCAAAGTGGCAATTCAGTAGTTGCTCTAGATTCTTTAATCACTCAAACCTCAGAACTTAAAAAGAACACATCTTCCGTTAGAGATATTGACGCTACTGATTTTCAGTCTGCTGCTGCATACTTTGATCATTTGCGTAAAATGGAAGAGGCTGGGATTACAGGCATTAAAACTGGATTGCCAGGATTTGATAACTACCTTCCAAGCGGTATCGCTCCAGGCCAACTGGGAGTGTTTTTAGCCTATCCAGGCATTGGTAAGTCGTGGCTTGCTCTTTATTTTGCGGTACAGGCATGGAAACAAGGCAAAACCCCATTAGTAATTAGCCTTGAAATGTCTGAGACAGAAGTTAGAAACCGCGTATTTACAATTATGGGCGAAGGTATTTGGTCACACAGGAAGATTAGTCAGGGTCACATTGAGCCAGAGTTGTTTAAAACTTGGCACAAAGACAAGGTTGCTGGAAAGAATCCATTTCACATCATTTCAAATGATCAGGGTGGAGAGATAAGTCCATCAGTTCTACGTGGAAAGATAGATCAATACCGTCCAGATTTTGTTATTGTTGACTACCTACAGTTAATGAGTCCAAACCAGAAATCAGATAATGAAACAGTAAGAATGAAAAACCTTTCTCGTGAACTAAAGTTAATGGCTATTGGAGAAGAAGTTCCTATTATTGCAATATCTTCTGCAACTCCAGATGACGTAAATGACCTTAGCAGTGTTCCAACACTTGGACAAACTGCTTGGTCAAGACAGATTGCCTATGATGCAGACTGGGTAATTGCTCTTGGCAGGGCATCTAACAGCGATATTATTGAGTGCGCCTTTAGAAAAAATAGAAATGGCTTTATGGGTGAGTTCTTAGTACAGGTAGACTTTGACAAAGGTTACTATCGTTAC